CACCCTCAACCTCATAGAGTGAAATATCGTCTTTAGTCCATACCCGAATGAATGTCTTATCTCCCTCAACATTCTCACGAACTTTAAGAAGTGTTAGCTCGTAGCGTCCATTAGCTGCTCGGTCAAATCTCCAATCGAGTACGTTTTCAGGGGTAATCATTGTGACGTATGGCCTAACCTCTTGGGCTAGCTCATCAGCGCGTGTATTAGCGATAACTGTAGGCTTATCCATCATCAACCAAACGTGACCGTATATGCCTGACCATATCTGAGCATCAGACATAAACTGGTTGAGGTTTCGACCATCATTGTCAGCATCATTAACGAACTGGTTCAACGCCTGATCTTCAACCAAGCTACCGAAATTGCGGGTAGGAGCAATGCGCCATAGGAATGAAGAATAGATGCTAATCACATTCTTGCAGTGGTTATCAACGGGGGTTAAATCCAGCCGCTTTGCATACTCTTTCTTATCTTCAAGCACATACTTGAGTAGGTATTGCCCATCACGGTAATCATCACCACCTAGATAAGAGCGCAAGTAAAACTCCCAATTTGGGGCGTTTTTATCATACGCTGCGTGTGTTTCTTTGATATTCATTAAGTCCACCTAGTTGGTTGTCGTTCTGCGCGGTCTTTACGCACAGGAAATAAATAATCCACACAATAGCCAAGAGCGTCCATAGCGTGGTCTAGCCCCGAATCCTTATCTGGCTGAGAAGTACCCTCTTTGTAAGTGTGTCTCTCAAGCCCTTTAATAACGTGTTTACACTTAGGGTCAACGATCAAGTGTCGCTCTCCCGCTTTAGTCTTTAGTCGGCTGTTTACAGCGTTTATCCTGTCCCTTACTGGCGTGTGTGATGGTCTAACCTTTACGGTAAATCCTGCATTCTCTAGTATGGATAGATCAGTCTTGCCGCCTGCGCTTGTCTTGCGCTGTCGTGCCGCTGGGTCAGGGTAGATAGTGATGGGTCGATTAGGATAACGATGGTGAATCTCATCAGCCATTTCGTCAGTATTTGACCCATGTATAACTATTTCATCAATGGCGTGAAGGTCATTCTTGTTGCGAGTGAACACCACAGCACTCATTGGGTTGATGTTAAAATCGACTCCGATGTGTAATGGCATTAGCGAGCTATCTTCTGCTTTCTTCACTGACTGTTCACGCTCAAAGTTGTAATAGATAATCCCTGAGTAATTAACGAACTGGGCTAAATACTCTTGGTTGAAAGTACGTTCATCTAAATCACGCTTTGCCGACTCAATCTCTTTCTCAGGGACGTTGCCACCATCAAGCGTTGTGTACTGAAAGCTAGACCATTCCTCACGCCCATCAACACCATCAGTCCATATGTCATAGAAGTGGTTTCGCCCCTTGGGTGAGCCAATGAATAACGCGCTACCCTCTTTGTCAGATAGGGTTGGACGTAATACCTCAGTCCATGCCGTGATCTTCATATCTGCGAACTCATCCAGCACAATGAAATTCAAGCCAACACCACGCAAGCTATCGGGATTATCAGCACCCTTGAGGGCTATGATCGACCCATTAAGAAGCCGTATTGATAGCTCACTCTCATTCTTCTTTTCGATGTACTCTCTCGGTATAAAGTCACAGAGAAATAGCCATGCGATCTGCTTACTGGCTTTGTACGTTGGAGCCACATACCAACAGTGTCGACCATTACCTAGTAGTGCCTGCCTGACTAGCTCGACAATAGCTAAGTGAGTCTTTCCAAAACGTCTGCCTGCTACCACTACGCGAAATCTTGTATCGTCACTAAACACTTTCGATTGGGCTTTAGTCAGCCGCATAGAGTCCGACTTCTAGTGGGGGGAGACTAGTGACCGCTGCTTCAATCTTGTCTGTCTGGCCTAACCAGTTCTTTCCAAGCCATATCTGCATAGCCACGCTGCCATCAATTGCAGTGGTGTATTGCTCTCTTCGTAGGCTGCGCTTACCATCTGCCCTTTTTTGTTCGATATACTCCGAAAAAAGCATCCCCTTTTCACGCTTACACGCACTCGCTAAGGTGTCATAATCAACGCTTAACACGCCTGCCATTTCTTCACCTGTACACTGAATCGCGCACATACTATCGACTTGCTCCCAATCAATTGGGATGGTTGTACCTATTGGTCTACCTGTCATGGTTTGCCCCTGCTAACCCCAATATTGTTTCTATGTCTTTCACTACGATTCCCTTTGCGATCATATCGGGCGTACAACGGTATACGCGCCACCCATCCATCAGTGCTGTGTTGTACTTCTCACAGTCCTTAGTGAAGCCTGAGCCGCGTGTATGCCTACCACCCGACCATACGCCACCTTCTACTTCGATAGCCAACATATGAGCAGGGTATGCGAAGTCGAAACGCCACTTCCGTATTGCATGGAATTTATGTTCCCGTACTGGTTCTGGTAGCTTCACTGCTCGTATTTGTAGTGCTAGTGATTCTTCTGCTTTACTAACGCCCAATGATCTGCCCTCTATGTGCTTTAACATCACTTAACGTCTGCCCTAATAGCTCGCGCTCAGTACCCCATGCCGCTTCCCACGCTTCTTGACCTGCGTGTAATGCAATGCCATAACCGCCTGTTCTGTGATGTGCTGGGCATAACGGAATACACTCATAAGTGCTCGCTCGCTGGCTCATTCCTTGCCCGTTTCTAATATGGTGAATCTCGGCAGGGCTTTCTCCCCATCCAGTGTTGCGACATACCACACAGCCCATACTTGCTACGTCACCCAAGTAAAGACGTTCAGCCTTTTTCATTCATAATCACCAATAAAGTATTTAGGGAAATCTGTAAATTTGTACCGAAGAAGATCAAGACCCATTGCTGTATCCCATCCATCGCCAATCTCGGCTATCTCATAGAGCGCACCGCTATCGTGTTTAGCTGTGATGCGCAACGCGGTTAGTGAGGTAATGCCAGCCAGCCGCTTCATATTCCAACTCCTAGCCGTGACGTTTTTGATGCCCGTCACTCGCTGAATGTTTGCGTATGTATGACCGTTAGCCAGCATCTTCATGGCCTTGGCTCTTGCCTCTTCGTCTATCACGCGTCTTGCCTGTACTCGCTATACAGTTGGAGCGCTGGCTCACTCCATACAACATTTCGCTCAGAACCAAACGCATACATATACTCAATGCAGTCGCCCATCTGTTCTTTGTTTAAATCCTTAGACGAGCCACCAATCATAATGATTCCGCCCTCTGGGGTTGGTACTGGCTTCTGGCCTTGGATAATTCCACAAAAGAACTGTCGCCATTCCTTCTCGGTCATTAAACCCATCCACTTAACCTGAGTCTTAATATCCCTCACCATTGGATGCAATTTGCCATTCTGTTCTTTTGTGCGTTTAGGCCGAGTGAGAATCACCTCAACTGGGCCTTTAAATAACCCACGGTTGATTAGTGAATTAATCTCGCTAATCTTCCCAGACACGTTTGCATTAGTTACCTGAAACACTACCTTTTCAGTCACAGAGCAGCCGCCCACTCACTCATCGGTAGTCGTGCCAGCCTCATGCTTAGTCGAATATCCCAAGAACAAGGTGACTCTTCGATAGGCTTATCTTTGTTAAGTTTGTCAAAAATAAACAGGTAATCAGTTAGCGGATAGTGGTATAGCTTGCAGTGCCTAATGGCCTTTATGTGTCCTGCACTAACGCCTAACTCGCCACAGATTGCCCACGTTGGCTGACCGCTTTTATGACGCTTAATAACGTCCTTACATTCATCAACAGTTAGTAGCTTACTCATTAGGCGACAGCCCATGTCATTGCTTCCCTACCTGAGACACCACAAGGGCGCGTATGAGGGTTGATTAGCGATCCACTATCTCGTAACTCAGATAAGCGCCTAGCGAACTGGTAGCGATCATATTCATCACTAAGCTCACCTAGTTCATTGCTTGTATGACCAGCGTTTTCCTCAACAAACTTTTTCATTTTAATACGCTGCCTGTCTGCTTCATCCTGTACAGATGTAAATGCTTTTATGCTGGTTGCTTTCATGCTGATTTCTCCGTTGCAATTTCTGCGCCTAATGCAATGTATCCTGCCGAATCAATCCAGCTATCAATGTGATTACCAGGCGATTTAGTTAATCGGCAAATCTTTAACCATGTCATTAGAAACGCCACCTGTTCGGGCAATACTTCCTGACCTAAGATCACAGACCAGCCTTGTGCAATATTGCCAAAATTTTCTGCGGCATCTCCATAGTCTTTCGCTCGTTGACCGTCAATTAACTCAGCCGCTTTGCTTAATAAATCTCCCCTGTTCATGCTGTTCTCCGCTGGTTAAACTTCCTTGAAGCTATTCTTCTAGCTGCTGGGTTCATCATTGACTTAACTATATGACTGAGGCCGCCTGACGCACCGTTAGCGCACTTTTCTATGGTTAACCCTTGTGCTAGGTACTCCCTAACTAAATCATCGTTATATGGGCTTACAAGCGCATCTGGCTTTAAATATGATTTCATTTCATAATCTCCGTTTCGGCATAACTATAAAAACCCTTTAATATATTCCAGCGTCTTTTCTCAGCCTTGAGCGCGGTAACAGTTTTAATGCTTCTAGCTGTCTCTTCTGCGGTTTGGTGTCCTGCTTTCTGATGGTGTACAAGTAGCTCAATCTCGTTATCAACGGCTAATCTTCTATTCTTCTCTGACACCCTACGACTGCCAGCTAGGATTGAAGAAGAGACTGCGTTTTTTAGTACGTTAGTTACGATGCTGTTTTCGCCTGAAATCATGTTTAGTCCTTTAAAGTTTTTGTTGTTTACCAATCGGTATTGTTTACACTCATCATTTGGGCATAGCACGTTAAGCTCTATTTTTAGATCCGCTTCTACCTCTTCAGTCATCCGAACAATCCTTTTAGTGCTGATGCTTGTGAATTTCCGTACTCTCGCTCTAGCTGCGTTGGCTGGCCGAGCGGCCCTGAATCAATGCGCATTTTTGGCGCGACTGGAGCTATTAGCTCACCGCCTGACACAATGTAATCGATGGTCATGGCGTACTGATCTTTGAAGTATTGTTCTGCTCGCTTACCATCCATCGTTTTGAAGTAATAACTATCAAAGCCAACCTGGCTGATCGTGTGGTAAATAACCTTGTTTAAGCTACATGGCTCTCGATCTTCTAGTGGCTTGGAGTAGTAACGAACCAAATGCGCATAGGCAACTGTTGGATCTAAAGCTCCTACGCGCTCGCTCATAGCCTCTCTGCAATATCTTATAAACTGGCCTATGGTTGGCAAGAAAGGATTGTTAGATGCCCTGCTTCGAGCTAGGGCGGCATTGATAACGGTTAGGTCAGATACGCCAGACTCTATAAATCCCAAAAGGAACTGTTTTTTAATGTCTCCCTCCGTCAAATCCGATGAAAGAGCCTGCTTCCATGCCGAGTGGATCGCCTTCAAGTCGTTGAAAATCTTGTTGACCACTGCTGCCGCATTCTTGTTCACTGGCGCTGATGATTTCGTCTGCCCAGCTTGTATCATCGGAGTCAATGGCTGGCTTGTTAGCTGGCTGATATGTTGCATTAGGAATTACCTTTGCTATATTTTCTGAAAATCTTTCAATGTTTTCACCGTTTCGGCAGATTAGGGTTAGATCATCGTAAATCGTCCCTTCGTTGTTCTGGCCCATGTGGTGTGGTGATCTGGCGCAACCAGTGATTGCTAGTTTGATTTGGTCTACGGTGTAGCCGTCTTTCAATCTAGCGGATACACAAGCTATTCGATTTTTAGTCAGCTTTGTCGCAGCGGTCTTTCCCATCGTTTCAACCCAGTAATCAAAGATTGGTTGAACATGATCGACACGTTGAGGCTTAGCCTCGACAATGCTTTTAGTATTAGTTATTGGTTCTTGGTTCTTGGTTATTGGTTTATGGTTAGGTGGCGCTCCGTTAACGCTTCGTGCACGGTTCGTGTCTTTTTCTTCACGCTTCGTGTTATTTGCTGCACGGTTAGCCTCTCTATCAATAGCAATCTGCTTATTCTTTAATGCCTTACTGTGATAGTCATCTAACTCTTCCTGTATGCGAGACTGGATATACACACCATCAACCAAGGTGAAAAACTTCCTCAATACAAACTCAACAGCTTCAATCTCTTCTTTAGACGATGCCCACGTCCAGTCGATAGCTTCTTCAAGTGTTGGGAAGGTTTCACGGTCATAACACGCATCAATTAAAAGCGTGTACGAGCCGTGCTGTAGCATTGAAAGGCGTCCTGCTTTCTTTGCGTAATCGCCTATGTTCTTTTTGTAGTAGTGCATACATCACCTGGCATTGGAAAAATTTTATCTATTTATTGGATTGCTGGAGGTTTATTAAGTCGTGGAATACTCTTAATTCACTGAATTTCTTTTTACGTTTTTCATCAACGGTGGCCCGAATGTACGAACTAACATCAAGACCAAGTAATGACGCATCAGCTTTTGCAAACGCATACAGTTCATCATCAAATGAGCTAGTGACCGAGTTGGTCAACTTCTCGGCCATCACGCCACCGCCTCTGACTGAGCAGCTTGGTCTGTTTGATAGTGAGCAGCGTCATACTCCAGCTCACCAGAAGTTAATAAATGAAGCTCAGTTGCCCGACCCTTGGGGATCACTTCACCCCAGTAATGGACAGCGGCTGGGCTTATAGACAAGAATTTGGCAACCTTGGTGTCATTGCCGAAGTGCTGCCTTACGTTGGTTTTTAGCATAGCTACCTCTTTTTAAGATAACTGATTATTACACAGGCTAACATTTGAATCAAATACATTTAAGATTACTGAAGGTAATTTAACTTTACTTAATAACTTTCGAGAGAAACATGAATACAGTTGGAAAGCGCATTTACAATAGAAGAAAAGAATTAAAACTTACCCAAACTGCTGTGGCAGCGTTGATAGGCGTTAGCTCAGCATCTTTGACCTATTGGGAACGTGATGAGATCGAGCCTAAAAATAAAAATATGGCAGCTTTGGCGAGAGCCTTGGACTGTGCGCCCGATTATTTACTATTTGGCGCAACATTTGGTGGTGACGTTAGTTTTGTCACCATTAACGCAAGAGTCCCATTAATATCATGGGATAAATTATCTACTTATATAGAAGGTGAAATTATGGAAAAAGATGGCGAGGCCGAGGATTGGATTTATTGTCCTGTCCAGTGTGCCAAGTCAACATTCGCATTAAGAGTAAAAGGCGACCAGATGGAATCTCCCTACCCAGGTAAAAGGTCGTACCCAGAAGGTATTGTAATATTCGTTGATCCGACAATAGAGGTAAAAAATGGATCAAGAGTAATTTCTAGACGGCTAGACTCAACAGAGGCTACGTTTAAAGAATATTATGAGGATGATGGCAAAAAGTATTTGAAGCCGATCAATCCACAATACCCCACCTCAGAAATGGATGATGACATTATAATAATTGGAGTAGTCATCGGCTCTTTCGTGGCCGAATAATCTCATGAATACTTATTTCAACTTAAATAAATTACGCTGTAAAAAATTACACTGGATGACAGAAACCGAAATCTGGAATTGGCATATTTTATTTACCGATCATATGGATCAGTTGCAACCGCGTTTTAAAGTTTATCAGCCATACTTTGTACGAGGCGCAAGGTGCAGTGCGCTAGGTCACTGGACTAGATCTCAGGGGCCCCCTTTATAAGTAACCTCAAAATAATTGTCAGCGGATCTCCTATATGGGGATTTTTTTTGCTTTAAATTTTACCCTCGCCATGACACTAATCAATACTTATCAAAAACATTTGACTTGAATAGTAAGTTACCTTAAAATAGCTGTAGTTAATTAATAACGGAGCAGCACAATGAACTCATATACAACCTATTGCCCAATCGCAGATGCAGTTAGCACTCATGCAAATGTTTGGGATGCGCCAGAAGTTACTCCTGACGAATCAACCACTGAGATCGTGGAAGAATTATTAGCTCATGGCTCCGTTACTATCAACCGCACCGAGTACCACGTTATGGATCTCTACCAATATGGTGATGAAGAAGATCTTCGCAACCTGGTATTTATGACGATCCGTGATCCAGAAGCAGCTAAAGACCTAGCTACACAAATCATTACTGACTGCGCCATCTACTACTTTGGCAAAAGTAATCCAGGCTTAGCGGTTTTGTATTACCAAGAAAATCACGGGGAGTATTGATATGAGCTACGCAACAGTGATGAACAGTATAGGCAGTCTTATCTTTATATCAGTAAACGTCTGGTTTTGGGTGGGGATGACCGCTTGAGTGCGTCAGTTCAAGGCTGGCTGTTTGTAATACTAATAATTTTATCGGGAGTACAGATATGAACTTTTTAACTGACATGACCCCCACGCCATTCTTAGCTGCTGTGCAGGCTGACATAGATTGGCAGGCAGTTGGGGAAAATCAAAACCCTTACTCAGCAGCTACTCAAGCAGAATCGCGCAAAGCTTATGATGATCGCTTTGATCAAGTTAAGCATGAGTGGGATAACTTTACTGGGAGTTCACAATGAATACTTTAGAAATGTTGAAGTTGCCTTTTAGCAAGAGCGAGTTGAAATGGAGACAAGGCCGAGGCGGTATGCAGCTAGCCTACATTGACGCTAGATGCGCTATGAAGCGTCTTGATGATGTAGTTGGTATAGATGGGTGGCAAGACTCTTACAAGAGCTTAGATGGGCGCACAGTGTGTGAGCTTTCACTCAAGATCAACGGAGTCTGGATCACCAAAACTGATGGTGCAGGCGACACTAACATTGAGGGCGAGAAAGGCGGTCTGTCTGATGCCTTTAAACGAGCCGCAGTAAAGTTTGGTGTAGGCCGTTACCTTTATTATGTGCCAAACGCAGTCAATACATTTGACGATCTGCCAGACCAGTTAAAGCCAAGCACTAAGCGCATTAAACGTGAAGACGTTCAGCAAAGCCTTGTTGCTATTATTGCTGGGATCGCGGCAGACGACAGTTTATCTGTTGATGAGTGTTACAACGAGCTAGAACCCCATGAGCAAATGTGGGTGTGGAACATCTTATCAACCAAGCAAAAAGATTATATCCGAAACAACAACCAGGAGGCAGCGTAATGCTTGCAAAATTAGTTCGATTGGGCCGCGATGCGGAAGTACGTTACACACCAAAGGGTGACCCTGTCGCCTCTCTAGCGATGGTCTACGATGTAGGTTTTGGTGATAGTAAACGAGGTCAGTGGATCGATGGAACCCTCTGGGGTAAACGTGCAGAGAGTCTAGGGCCATACCTAACTAAAGGCACTCAAGTTGTGCTTTATGCTGACGATGTGGAGCTTGAGCAGTTTATGAAAAAAGATGGCACTGCTGGCGCAAAGTTAAAGTGTCGGGTTAGTGATCTAAGCCTGGTATCGGGTCAGCAACAGGCTCCGCAGCAGCAGAGGCAGACAACTCCTGAGCAACAGGCTCTGAACCAGCAACAGGCAAAGGCTGCTGTGATAGCTGAGTGGGACAAAGGCCCGACTGATAAATTTAGTGATGACATTCCATTTTAACTTGAGGTAATAATTATGAAACAAAAAAATCAAAACAAACCTTGGACTCCAGAAGACACTCACTTGGTTATGACGAGTAAGTTGAATATGGAAAAAATTGCTAAGAAGCTTAAGCGAACTAAAAAGGCCTGCTTTATGCGGAGGCATACGTTGAAGAAAGCCAATGCCGAACAATACAATAAAGTTCAAAAGCAAGCTAAAGACCTTGTAAAGCAAGCAGATCATACGCTGGCTATTATTAAAAAAAGGCGTGTTATTAAAAAGCCTGCTATTGGCTCTGCAATAGATAAGCCTGTACTCAAAGTAAAGTCTTTTAGCTATGAGGGTCGCCATAGTATTATTACTGTTAATAAACTGGGCTGGTTTACTCGCACTATTCTAGGAGTTAAAGAGGCTGCGTAATGAATAATAAAGTCCAGGTTCAAGTGCCTGTTCCGATTACTATGGTCAGTGATCAGGCGCTTCTGGATGAGCTTAATCGCAGGCATCACCTTGTAAAGTGGGCGCGAAAGGCCATTCCAGAGCCATGTAATCGTGGGCGATCTTTTGTGTCGCCTAGCTGTTCAGTTGAAGAGTGGGATTGTAGGGAGTAAGGTATGCTAGATCGCGTGTTAATTAAAAAGTTTTGTGAGTTATCTGGCTATGGCTATGACGGCATTTACAAAAAATGTCAGAACGGGGTATTTACTGAGGGCAAGGAGTTTTATCGCGCCCCCGATGGTCATTACATTATAAGCATCTTAGGGTTTGAGAAATGGTCAGAAAGTACACAGGAGTCAAAGCAAGAAGCGAATCGTCAATCCAGATCGCGTTTACGTTCCAGGGCATCCGCTGCCGTGAAACAATCCACCTCAAACCTACGACCTCTAACTTAAAAAGGGCGGCTAATCACCGCTCTTCAATTATCCACGAAATCAGTTTAGGCATATTTGATTATGCTGCAGTTTTTCCAAACTCAACCCATGCTGTTAAAAAAGAAGATTCTGATGGTCAGTCTGTAGAAGAATTTTTACGGGTATGGCTAAAGCAAAAACGATCTAATATTGCATCCAGCACATACGATGGTTATAAAAAAATAGTAATGTCTCAATTAATTCCAGCACTTGGTGATCACAGTGTTGAGATGCTCGGCACAAAAGAGGTGCGTGAGTGGCTATCAACTTTGGATTGCACCAATAAGCGTATCAAGAATATATTATCACCTCTTCGCACAGCATTAGGCGTAGCTGTCCAAGACGGCATACTTGAAAACAATATTTTAAAAGGCTGGTCATACACCAGGAAGGAAACTTTAGCCCAACGCAAGAAGCGCAAGGCATCACTTGATCCATTCAGTATACTAGAGCAATCTTCAATACTTGAGGCGTTGCCAGAGCAAGGCAATAACCTTATGCAATTTGCTTTCTGGACAGGCATGAGAACTAGTGAGCTAGTCGCCCTAACCTGGGCTGATATTGGCTGGATAGATAACACTATAAATGTAGATAAAGGTTTAACCCAAGCAGCAGATGAGCCTGAGATCACAAAGACTGAGGCTGGTGAGCGCATCATTAAACTATTAAAGCCTGCCAGACTAGCCCTTGAGAGACAGCGCAGACATACGCAACTAGCAGATGGAGTTATATTTCATAACCCTCGCACCAATACTCCTTGGGAGGGTGACCAGGCTATTCGTAAAACTCTATGGAAGCCAGCATTACGCAAAGCAAAAGTTAGGTACAGAAAGCCATATCAAACTCGACATACATACGCATCGATGATGATTAGCTCTGGTGAGCAAATTGGATGGGTTAGTAAACAACTTGGA